CTAAAGATTGACAATTTTTGCGAAGAGTTCCGCATTTTTTTCATCATTGCCTTTAATCGCATGAGCGTAAATTCTTAGGGTGATGGCCGGATCAGAATGACCAAGCCGGTTTGCCACATCCACAGGACTGACGCCAGCGCCCATGAGCAAGGTAGCGTGGGTATGACGCAGGCTGTGGATGACGTACTTACCTACTTCGATGCCGGCATTTTTGATGATATCTTGGAAGTAATAGTAGGCTGACGTGTGGTTGAAGCTAAAGATGAGACCATCCTTGTCAAACCTCCCTCCGCTTCTCAGAAGGGTGGCCTTAGTGGCCACTTTGAACTTATGGAGAAGGGCAAGCATCTCATCTTCAATGAAGATGGTTCGAACGCTAGACGGTGTCTTCGTTGGGCCGATGCCGTAGGGCGTGCGTGAACGCTCAATTGATACGGTCTTCTTCTTAAAGTTAATATCACGCCACTCAAGACCCAGTCCTTCACTTAATCTCATGCCAGTCATTTCGAGCAGTTGAAAGAATAGATGTTTCTCCAACGATTCTTGTTTTAACTGGCCATTGAATCGAGCCAAGTCATCTTCACTGAACGGGTTGCGGCGCTCTGATTTCTTGAAACGCACCCCCTTCAACTTATTTCGCGAGATAACTTCGTTTTCTTCTGCAGCGTTCATGATGACCATGAAATAACGATGGTTAGCTTGAACGGAGGAGGGCTTCAGGTGTTCCAACTGTGGCTGAATGAAAAGGTAGTTGTATTCCATCTTGGTCAGCTTACTAAGTTTCCGGTCGCCAAGTAATGGCAAAATGTAACGATTGACGGCCGTAGTGATATTCTGCTTATAGTTGGGCCGCCATTCCGCCTGCTTCATTTTAATAAATTGTTGGGTCCACTGGCGTACCGTCATACCAGAATCTAAAAGTTGCCGGGCTTCATCATTGGCTACGAGAATTTCGGCTTCCAGTTCAGCTTTGTGGGCTGCCTCTGGGGTTTTAAATTTTCGTTGCTGTTTATCGTGACGTTTGCCGAAAGCATCCACAAACTGATAGCGGAACATCCACATAGTGCCTTTCTTGGTTTCATAAGAAAAAACGTTTTTGTACTCTGTTTTTGTTAGTTTCATTGTATTCTCCTTAAATGCGTGGACAGCGCCGTTTTAGGAGAGGTTGTGGCATCGCCTCCTTTCAGGTATTATTGATTATGTAAAAAGGGTGTAGTTATCCCTTGGAACTTATGTGTTAAGCGCATCTTACTTCTTGGCGGGAGGGATGCGCTTTTTTATTTTTAAGATTTGAACCATTTAAATTCTGTGTCGTTTGAAAGCATTGTGGAACGTCCAATCTTTTTAGTGCCCTTGTATACGTTAGTGGAAGGGGATGACTCGGTTTCCACATTCTTTCCCAAGATAACGACTTGAGCATTCGCCATGTTTTGAGCGTGCTTGGCTACGGTAGTCTTGTCATTCTTGCTTAAAGATGGGAATTCATCTGTGACGTATACGAGCAGACCGCGATTACTGTCATATTTCATATTGTCAACGTAAAGAGAAGCGTTGTATTTTGTCTTCCCATCTGAAGCCCATTGCTGTTCCTCTGACAAGCTATCGATGAGTCCAGAATTGTACGTTTTTAGCTCCTTTGTGGATAGATTTTGTAAGACGTTATTTTCGTCCTTTTCGCTTGAAGAAGAACTGGAACTGGAGGTGACTGATGATGACGCAGTTTCTTTTGAAGAATCAGATGTACTTGGACTGGAAACAGCACTTGAGATGAATAGTAGGGCAGCTAGCACTCCAAAAGAATAGAGAACATACCTTCCAGTGATTCGAGAAGTTTTTTGATGACGACGACTTGAGTACCATATAAACAGTAAGACTAGAGATACCATGAAAGACAGGCCTATTAGTGTATTGAGCATTGATGAGACCTCCGAATATGTATTTGCAGCTTTTAACGCCGTCAGCAGGTTGGGCAAAAATTTAAATTACTTTGATTAATTCTTCCCGGCAAATATTCTCAAGATGAGCAGGAATCACGAATAAATTCATGAACTCGTTTACATTTACACGGTCCCTATCACGCTCGTTGAGGTAATAGGGGATGAGCATCTTTACTGCAAAGCGGTTTGCAGCGAGTTCTACGGGATAGTCAATGTTGGTTGGGTTAAAGTAGAGAGCTTTTTGTCGTACGTCTCCATTGACCAAGTGTCCAATTTCATGAGCAACCTGAAGTGGTAGTTGATTTTTGTCACTGATGTTGGTATTGATTACAATAGTCCGCGTATCGGGGAAGGCAACGGAAGGTGTCCCAAGTGAAGCCTCACCGGTCATGATCACATTTATATGTTGTTTCCACAGCGCATAATTCATTAGATCAGTCAGGATATTTTCCATATGGTTACTTTCCTCTCATCAAGCGCTTGAATAGGTCCATGTCTTCCTTAGAGACTGGTTTACCGTCAAACGTATAGTAATTATCTTCGTCACTGAGTTCTACCGTTTTTTTACCATTTCGTGGATCTTCATGTCCTAAAAGATAGTCAACTGAAACGTGTAAAATGTCTGCCACCTTTTGAAGGCTATTGGTACTGGGCGTTTTTACATCCCAACGATAAATACTGTTTTTTCCTAAACCAGATTTTTCAGCTAAGGTTTGTAGTGACCATCCACGTTCTTTAGAAAGTTTTTTTATTCTTTCTAACGTTGTCATATCAACACTCCCAAGGGTATCAATGAACGCAATTATCACAAATGGTTGAAAAGCGTTTGACTTTTTACCACGAATGGTTGATAATGAATTCATCAAGTAATTAAGCAATAGGAAACCATGACTTATCAGCAAAGGACTTTGGCGAGTTGTCGCTGATAAGAAGGGCTTATTTGCTATATGTTTATGACATCATTTTATCACATGTGGTAAAAATTGCAATAACTTGATAAATAAATTACTGAAAGGAGGAATTGAAATGTATGTAAATGAAGATGAACTGATTCGCCTTGTTGAGGTAGGAGTTAAGGCAAGACTCGAGGTGGAAAAACGACCTAAAGTTAGCAGAGGCTGGAGAGTTCTTAGAAAAGAGATTTCTGAGTATTGTGATCAGACATGTCAAAAGTGGGAGGAACCAGCATATTCCGGAGTTCAAAATGCTATTTATACACCAATTCGATATGCACTTCGGGTCAACCGAATTGATGAAATAACAGACGAACAAGCCAAGTCGGCGCGTAGGATATTTGAGTTTATTAAGGCAGAGGCCGGATTGCAACGTGCCCATATGGAAAGAAAATAAATTACCGAAAGGGGAAACTAAAAAGCCGCATTGACCAGGTATCAATACGGTTGCGAAATTAGATTTATTCCTAAGCATCACCTGAAATGTCGGCTGGCACTTAAATGGTATCGTCGCCCAAACCTGTAAACCAACCCAGTTGTTTAACTTTAAAGTGTGGTCCTGCTTAAATCGGATTCCAATTTACGTCGATTGTGGATTCCTTATTGAATAGATAGCATACGACGAAGGCATATCTATTCCGGCAAGAGATGCGCAATTACGCTCGCACAAGCGTTTTAGAGTCCTCACCAGCTCAACGGTTAAACAAGTATCTGTAGGAAGTACAGGCAAAACAAAAATTGTGACAATGCGCATCACCCCTTTAATTAAGCCTATAGGGAAAAGATACCAGATAAGTTGTCGGTCAGCAATAACTTGATAGATAAATTACTGAAAGGGGGGAAGTAATATGGCACAGCATGATGCTCAGAATTTTCGAACACAACCATCAGAACAGGCGAAGGACTTCTTTCTGGCCTTGGTAAGTAATCCAGAAAATCTAAAAAGCCCAGCAATGGTGGCAGCCATCGCCGAACTTTATAAAGCACTGGTGAATTCAAGTTACCTGTAATGTGAGGAGAAATTAAATGACTACATTTGACTACCAGAAAGTTTTGGATAAAGAAGTCAGACGACTAAGTAAACTTTTGGAGAGTGATCCGTTAAATACTGTCATCATTGACAGCTTGATAAAGCTGGGCCATGAGGCGGCAGAAGTTGACCAGCTGCGCTTTGAACTAGAGGATTATCGGCGCCGTGAGCATGAATCTAGAGAGCAGAGGCTAGATACTAGATGGCGTATTACGGGGACTGTACTTGCAGTAGTCGTTTCTGTGGTTACTACTTTGTTAACGATTCAACTAATAAAGTAGTAACCACGCTAGAAACAATAGCTACAAACAATGGTACCCAGATGCTCCATACAACTTTTCTCTTTAGAGATGAGCGGCGACGTTCCAAATAATTTCTTCCGGTTAGGGTAAGTGTGTAGCTGTTGTTGCGTTTGTTTACGTAGCCAATTTTGATGAGTGGTTCCAATGACGAGTAGAGATTTTCGATAGATGTATCGAAGTGCCCTAGTAGTATTCTTACATCTACACCACTCGACGTCCCTTGGGGGGTAGTTAATAAATATTTGAGAATTTTCGTTTCAGAATTGGATAGTTCCATGAACAATACCACCTTTCAACAAAATTATATCAAAAGGAAGTGAGCAAAAGTGACAGAACAGAATTTAGTCGATGGTGCTAAAGCCATCACCAATCGAATTAAAATGCGTCTACTTGAAAAAGACATGACGCAAGTTGAGCTAGCTAGTCTAATCAACGAAAAGCCAGTGCAACTTAACCGTGCAATCCATGCGGACATGTCGCCGAAGTCAGTAGAGATTCGTCAGAAAGTATATCGAGTCTTAGATATTAAGGAATAGGAGGGAAGGCAATGAATGATTTAGTGATTATGAGGGACCAGCAGGCTGTGACCAGTAGTCTTCGAGTGGCAGAGACGTTTGGCAAGCAACACAAGAATGTGGTTCAGTCAATTGAAAACAAAATTAGCTCAGCTGAAAATTCAGCTCAGTACAGTGCAATGTTTGTTAAGGGCACGTACAAGGATCGAAGTGGTAAGTCCAATCCAATGTATTACATGAATCGTGACGGATTCACTTTTATCGTAATGGGTTTCACGGGACGCAAGGCTGATAATTTTAAACTCCAATATATTCAAGCATTTAACCTAATGGAGAAACATGTCAGCCAGTTCCAACTGCCAACAACTTTACCAGAGGCACTACGATTGGCAGCGGATCAAGCAGAGCAGATCACCATTATGCAGCCCAAAGCAGAATATACCGATAAGATGCTTGCTAATCCGGGCTTGGAGGCAACTTCGGTAATCGCTAAGAACTATGGCTACTCAACGCGTGAGTTCAATAAGTTATTGCACGGGCTGGGCATTCAGTATAAGCAAGGCAAGACGTGGCTATTGTATGCAGCATATCAAGATAAGGGATATACACACGTCGAACCGTTTCCTTATAAGGATAGCCATGGATTGGAACAGGTTAGAAATACGATGAAATGGACGCAGAACGGACAAAAGTTCCTATATGACTTTCTTAGAGCCAAAGGAATTGTTCCGGTCGTTGAACGAACCGCATAGGAGGAAAACAAATGAACCCAAAATATTTTGCACAAGAAGTAGCAGCACGCGCAATTCAGGCTAAGTATAAACGCGACTATGATCAACTTGAGTTTACTGTGGCGGCAGCAGCTGGCGCGGGTAAAACAATCGTAGAAGTAACATCTAAGTATGCTTATCCACAAACGGTGATTCAAGCACTTGAAGATAATGACATTGTTTATGTGAAGGAAGAATCTGTTGAAGACAGTATCGTTACCACATTCGATATTTCTAAATTGGGGGTAATCAAATGACCACTACAATCGTATTAGCCTTGTTAGTTGGCTGGTCAATTGGCCGTTACGGCTGGAATTTATTCGATTAGAGGTGAACCAGTATGGAATTGGAAGCGGTCGTTGAGAATGCCGTGGCCAATGAAGTTGAAAAGTATTTGGGCCCACGTCTTCAAACAATCATTCGAGAGTACATTATGTTAGATCGTGATACGGCCTTCAAGGAACTCTGCGTTTCACGCGCATTCTTCGATAAGAACATCAAGAATAAACCGCAAGTAAAGCTGATTGAACGCCGGTACAAAGAATCCAACAAGGTTTTCTATGAACCAAGCGAATTGAAACGAGCAATCTTATCTATCACAGAATTTTAAGTCGTGGACAGCGCCTAGTGATGAATAGGGACAAAAATGGAGGTAACACAATGAAAATGAATAGCGACATCGAAAAGATGTTGAAAGACGTAGTTAAACGGGTATCAGCAGCACGACCGCCACTACAATGTGTTCACTTTGAAAATGGAAATGCAGTCGTAACTGATAGTCATCGTTTGGTTAAGGTAAAAGATATTGCGCCGAAAGACTTGAATCTTGATTTGAACCTTGCGGATTTTAGTTTTCCAGATATCGATTATCCCAATACAGATCGGCTGATTCCCAAGGAATTTACAACAAAACTTACTTTGGCCAAAGCTGATGTGGTCGCAATGCTACCGTCATTGAAAGCAATGGCGACGGAATATTTTGGTAAACGACGAGTAGTTAAATTGAATGTTTCTGAGGAGAACTTCAAAGTGTCACGAACAGATTCAAGCACTCAGAGTGTACAAACAGTGGATTTTACACCTAGCAGATTTTCTGGTGAGGTAATTGAATTAAGTTGTGATGCTCGTTACTTAGCCGATGCATTTGAGGCGCTGACGAAGATTAAAGATACACGGATTCAGACGTTTGAGCTGAAAATTAATACTGATCTTACACCGTTCCTAATTAGCACGGTCAACATTGATTATTTGTTAACGCCAGTCAGAGTGTTTTAAGGAGATGACGTAGTGACAGCAGTAACAATCTTTGTAGTAATTTTCGGGGTTGGTGGCCTGTTAAGAATCGGTTATGAAAGGTGGCGAAAATAATGGATGAGTTCCAGCAATCTATGATCCATCAACTTCGAGAGATAAATAAAACGCTCAAGGTTATCGCAAGTAACCGAGAGCGTCCACAAGTGGAGTTTAATCCTGAATCTGTTGTTGAAGCTGTTTCATCAGCCATTCATGGTACTTCTCCAGAAGAGAAATAGAAAGCTTGAGTGAAACTTCTCCAACTGGAATTGAAGAGCTACTACTAGAATCTGGAATTGCTGAATTAGTTATTTCAAGCAAGGTATCGTGATCAAGTGTATCAAGAAAATCTGAAAACTTGGGTAAATTAGTCATGAGTTCACCTCCAATCTATTGAATATTATCGCATAGATTGAACTGATAGATGGACGCATTCATTGGAGGAATAAGCTATTACACAAGAATACAATACAACTCATCAATTATGGAAGGTAGCACTTAGAACGTTTAATCCACAGCCAAAGAAAAAGCCCGTTAGCGTTGCACCGCTAGCGAGCCTAAGAAAAACTTTTATCTACGGTAAGAATACCGGAAAGCGAGGAATCTTTCAATGAAAAAAAGTGAGTATTGGCACGCAAAGTTCCTAAGAACCCCGGTAGGCTACGAGAATTTAGTCTACTACCGGTTCCAAAAATATGAAACGTATCTCAAGTTGGAGGGAGATGAATCGGGATGGATGCACTAGAAAAAATGGATTTAGAGGACGCTCGTAATGAGGCGGACAAACCTAAATTCGAGATTACTGACACTGGTTCAGCAACTTGGGTAATGCGTAAGTATCAAGCGTTGGTTGCAAACGATGAGGACAGTAAGCGAGATGCGGAAGAACAAATCAAAGATATCAAGAAAAAGATTAAGGTTGTTGAAAAATGGCTTGATAATAAGCTACAAGCTAATGCCGAGAATAGGGCCTTCTTTGAAGGGAAATTAGCAGACTATTTGATGAAACTACGGATTGACGATCCCAAAGCACGTATTGATACACCGTTTGGAACGGTATCTACACAGAAGTCCCGTAAAGGAGTTCTGTGGTCGGATGAGGCGGTTGTTAAGAGCCTAGAGAAACAGGGGCTATCGGATTTAATTCGAGTTAAGAAGGAGCCAGATAAGAAGGAGATTGCAAAGCATTTTCACTTTGTGGGCAATCGTTACGTCAATGAAGATGGCTTGGTCCTAGAGGGTGCTTTGCCTAAAGAAGTGACTGAGTCTCTGAAAATTAGGTTGACGGAGGACAGCTAATCATGAATATGAGTGAATCTATTAAGAACATTGCGGCTGCTATCACTAAAGTACAGCAAGAGCTTCCAGCAATTTCTAAAGATATTGTCAACCCAATTACACACAGCAAATATGCGAATCTTGATTCAATTAACAAGGAACTTTTGCCAGTAACCAGTAAGAATGGAATTGCGGTCACGCAGTACCCAGTATCATCTAATGGACAAATTGGTTGTGGGACGTTGCTTCTGCATACTAGTGGTGAATATATTGATTACGGTCCTTATATGATTAGTGTTGAAAAGAACAAACGGATGACTGCGGCGCAAGAAGGCGGCTCAACCATAACTTATGCGAAACGGTATCAATTATCGGCCATCTTTGGAATTGTTAGTGACGATGACGATGATGGCGCTCAACAGCAAGGTGATTTGTATTCAAGCAAGCAAACCAGCACACAGAATAGAAGTCAAGGTGACCCGCGACAAGGCCAGTCCGTTGGATATGGCAGTGGACAGGGTCAACAAAGGTCTGGGAAAGTTACCGACCAACAAATTACAACGCTAGTATCACTCTTTCAAGCGATTGCCAAGATTAGCGGCAAGGATCTTCCAACGATTCAAAACGGCTACTTCAATCAACTGAAAATTAAAGGTTTGAATCAATTGGATTATGACCAGGCAAGTCAATTAACCAAACTGGTAATTGAAAAATTGAATAGCATGGGAGGTACAAATTAATGATTAATCGGGTAGTAATGACTGGGCGACTAACGAAAGACCCGGAACTCAGGTATACGCAAAGTGGCGTAGCCGCAACTACGTTTAATTTGGCGGTGGATCGCCGCTTTAAGAATCAAAATAATGAGCGTGAGGCTGATTTCGTAAATTGTGTTGTCTGGCGTAAGTCCGCAGAGAATTTTGCCAACTTTTTCCACAAGGGATCCCTTGTGGGGGTTGAGGGGCGAATCCAGACGCGGAATTATGAAAATCAACAAGGACAGCGTATCTATGTGACTGAGGTCGTGGTCGAAGACTTCGCGTTTTTGGAACCTATGAACCGCAGTAATCAGCAGAATGGATACAACAGTGGTTACTCAGCACGGCCTCAAGGACAACAATCCCAGTCCCAGAACAATCAGCATCGGCAGCCAACGCAGCAGAACCAAGGCTATAACAGCCCTAATAACGGTGGTAGCGGAATTGATATTTCTGATGCGGATTTGCCATTCTAGGGGTGATTAGGTGAAACGAGTACCGGCAGAACTTAAAGGGCGTGATTTAATCTTACACCTAGACCATGAGTTAAATAGTGATCATTTAGAAACCGTCAGCGGAAGTCATAATCATTTTTGGGTGGACTTTGAGGTAGCTGATACACGTAAGGCACGGAGTAAGCAACGAAGATTATTTTTCGCCCTTCTGAATGATATTTCCATTGATTGTGTGGTTCCAGCCGAGTTTCTGAAGTCGTTGTTTTATACCCAATTTCAGATTTATACAGGCGGAAGACAAATTAGCCTAGCAGAAGCCACAGAATCGTCTGTCAGCGATGCTAAACAACTAATCGACCTAGTTATCGACTTCATGTTTGAATGGCATGTACCTTTCAAAGAAGGCTATGAACTACTTCCCAGAGATGAAGAGTACTTCCTCTATCAGTGCTGCCGACATCGTCGATGCATGATTTGTGGTCGTTCGGCAGACATTCATCATTTAGACGCAGTAGGTATGGGGATGGACCGTAGACAAGTTGATCACAGCAAGCGACATGTAATGGCATTGTGTCGGAAACATCATGGCGAATTTCATATGATAGGCGCTAGTAAATTTAGTAGTAAGTACCACGTACCAGTAGAAGGACTGAAGTTGGATGTAGAGACACTTAGAAGAATTGGCGTACCAGGAAACTACGGAGGTGATCAGAATGGCACAGCGTCGAATGTTTAGTAAGAAGATTACTGATACAGATATCTTTTTGGACATGCCGCTGTCTTCACAGGCATTGTATTTCCACTTGAATATGCACGCCGATGATGACGGCTTTGTATCGAATGCAAAGACCATTCGTCGAATGATTGGAGCAAGTGAGGATGATCTAAAGCTGTTGCTTGCTAAGCAATTTATCTTCTCGTTTGAATCAGGTGTTGTTGTAATCAAAGATTGGAAAGTTCACAACTACATTCGGCGTGATACCTATAACGTAACGATTTATGGTAATGAGAAGCAACGCCTTGATGAAGATAAAAACGGCGCGTATACGTTACGTGGACGGCCCGTGGACGGGTCGTCACCACAGGTTAGGTTAGGTAAGGATAGGTTAGGTAAGGGTAGTAAGAACCATAGTCCGGCTGAAGCCGAACCATCTTTCCCCTGGCAGTCTGTGATTGATTATCTCAATGAAAAAACAGGCAAGCACTTTAAACACATTGATACGAACAAGGGCCTGGTACTGTCTCGCCATAAGGACGGCTTTTCAGCTGATGACATGCGACAAGTGATTGATAACCAATGTAAGCTCTGGCTGTCCGATGTAAAGATGGCTAAGTACTTGCAACCATCGACACTCTTCCGAGCCAGCAAGTTTGAGGGGTATTTGAACAGTGCTCCAGCAGCACAGGCACAAGAAGGACGAGACTACTGGGTAGGTGATTAGGTGCAACCTGTGAATTTTGATGCGGCATATATCCGTCGTTTGGCCAAGGCTAAGAACGTTGATATGGACAACCTGCCGACTAAGGAAGAGATTGACCGGAAGTTTATTGAGACGGCTAATAAAAAGCTGGCTAGGCAAAAGATGCATCGTTATTATAGTGATTCAGTCTGGTCGGGGAACATCCCCCTAAGATTTGCATTTAGTAACTGGGATATTACTAAGCAAGCGGATCCAGCCAAGGCTAAAGCACTCGGGAAACACGCCTTTATACTTGCCAAGCAGTTGGAAGAGAAAAACTTCAATATCGCGATGATGGGTGACCGTGGGGTCGGTAAAACCTCGTTAGCTTTGGCAATGATGGATTATCTGATGGATCACGGCCGTAGCGGAATGTTTGTTTCGACGGCTGAGTTACTTCGGCTAGTGGGAGATAAGTATGATGATCCGAGCATTGTTAGAAAGCTCCGCGATATTGTACGTTCCATGACGGAGGTCGACGTGTTAGTACTAGATGACTTCGGGACTGAGGGCGGCATGACGGGCAGCATTAAACCGGTACACAAGGATTTACAAGACCTCATGTACCAGGTGTCTAATGCTCGCGTGGACTTTGAGAACAATTGTTCCCGGGGAGTTACAATCATGACGACCAATAACACCAAGCAGCAGCTAAAACAGATGTATGAGGGAAAGTTTATTGACCGAGTCTTTCCTAGCGATGCAGATCACCAATTGCTGTTCGAGGGGATGAATGGGGTTAGAAACGTCTGAAAATTACTGAGTCACAAGTAAAGTGGGTGAAAATATGGAATGTGAAACGTGTCATGGCAGCAAAGCCATTCAAATTGAAATCATGCCAGGGGTTATGACGTTTGAACCCTGTCCGACATGTAATCAAGCACCTCAGGCTAGAAATGAGGCATTAAAAAGGACTCTGATTGGGGGCGATTCAGGTGGCGCTTAATCAAGAATTACTAACTTGTATTCAGGGCGCGGAGTCTAAATACGGGCATACTGACAATTGGCCGGATGCTTTACTGACGGAGATACAGGTACTAGCCAACCGCGAGCCAGAAGCGGACGCCGAGCGCAAAGAAGCTGAGTGGCTATACCGCCGTGGATTCACAAGGGATGCAGTAGCTTTACGGCTACATCGAAGCGCTGGTTGGGCGGGTGCCCGTAAACCGGTGATCACCGAATTTGAATATACGGATGATGACTTAATTACTTTAGCAGCACTAAGTACGTATACGAATTACGAGGCGGCCTTGCGGATGCACCGAAACCTACTGTGGATAAAGGAAATGAGGCGGAAGTTGAATGACCAATAAAAGTATTCGACCGAATTACTACCAGAATCGCGGGCAAGACCTGTTTGACCATTTCGAGACCGGCGTACTCACCAACGTACAATTTGTCGGATTCATGGTTGGCAACATCATTAAGTACATTGTCAGATACCAGGGTAAGAATGGGTTGGAAGACCTTTACAAAGCTCGAACTTACCTGGATCGATTGATTCAGCATGAGGAGGGTAAAGATGGACGACAGCGCAACTGAAAAACAGAAAAAATTTGTTCGGGCGATTGCAATGGAACTTTACATTGTTGAGCCAAGCGACTTGTCCAAAAGCGATGCGACGCAGTGGATTAGTGACCATATCAGAGCGTACCGGAGCCGGCGGAGATTCCGGGATAGTCAGTTTATGGATGCAATGGTAGATAACCAGTAGGAGGGTACTATGCATAAATATTTAATTGTCAATGAATTTCGCCGCCCTGAGTTGTATCCATACACTCGGACAGTAACGGTCGAAGCTGCAACTGTGGAAGAGGCGCTTTCTCGGTTATCAGCCTATGAATTGACTAGTGACACGCGGCTAGCAAAGGCAGTTCGAGCGGGCGTTGCGACAGAAGAAACTAGGGCTGTTTATGAGCTGAAGTCGGACAAAAACTTATTGGAGGAATTGTAATGAAAAATATCAAAATTGGGGATGTAGTTTACTGGCATGATCGTAATGGTGAAACCATGGGCGGAGAAGTCATTCAAGTTGGTGAGGGTGCCGTTATGGTGACGTTTAACAATGGCTTTGGAACCGTGATTCCTAACGACAAAGTGGTTAAGGTGAAGAAGGGCAAACGGGGGTGATTGAGGATGATCAAGACGTATCGTAAAACGGCGACCATTAAGGCTGAACGGTTCGATGACAGTGAGGAGATGGTTCACCGCTATGAATTAGGCCACAGAAGAGACAATGAAAAGCCTTGGCTTGACCAGACGACAATTTGGACGTTAGAGGGTGAAATGCAGGTTATAAAGGGAGATTGGCTAGTTTCTGGTGTCAATGGTGAGCACTGGCCGATTGCTGATGACGTTTTTAAGAAGAGTTATGCTGAATTACCGGTGATTCCAAAGTATGTCACTGATGCAATTCGAGTGTGGAAGCAAAGATATACTGGACTTGAACAAATTTTAGGTCAAGCCTATCAGCTTGAAACTATGCGTTCACAGGGGTCTGAAGTAATTAATTGGATTATGGCTGGTAACGTAGAATTATTTGCCCGTGCATGGCTAGATGGTTACCAAGTCAAGGAGGCAGAGTAATGTTTCAATATCAGCAAGTAGCGTTAACAGAGCCAAAAGTGATTGAGAGTTCGCTAGCTATTACTGACAATCACGATGGGACATACACAATCACGGCGATTAAGCAGTTTACTCGGAAAAAGGACCAAGAACTGTCAATGAAATTCACCAAGAATGGGTTAGCAGCTCTAACCGGATATCTAAGAATGCTGACGGAGGTAGACAAATGAAATTTGAAGATGCACTTAAGGCACTCAGACAAGGACTTGCCGTTAAGCGAAACTGCTGGAAGAACTTCTGCCTTGCGAATATAGACGGTGTGATTATCAACATTACTTTAGAAGAACTGCAAGATCCTGATGGCGAAGCGGTTTTAGACGAGCATCAGGATGAAGGATTGCTCTTAGAGTCAGGAGATATCTTGGCACAAGATTGGGAGGGAGTTATAGATGAGCAAACAACTCTGTCCGTACTGCCACGGTAAGGCGGACCTGAATGACACAGCTAACAGCGATTTTCAGGCACTTGTTGATACCAGTGATCCCGGTTATCCAGTAATTCTCGTTGAACATTATGAGGGTGATTGGGATAATACGCGGGTTATCAGCTACTGTCCCATGTGTGGACGCAGATTGGTGGGTGAAGAGTCATGACAACAACAGAATTTATCATAGCCATGAAGAAGCTTGGCTATGAGGTGATGCCGTCCGAAAATGGTTTGCTTTTTGAAAAGTACGGTAGCAGCCCAACCGCGTACGGAAGCGTCGACACACAAGCGTTCAATTGCTTTGATGTGCGAAACGTCCCTAGTCAAGTTGTGCAAGTGATTCTGAGTTATGCAAGCACTCCGTTTATTAAACGGAACCATATTTAGGAGGCATTGGAGAATGGATGATTTAATTCCAAAAATTGAAGAGTGGTCGGTTGCTCGCGAGCTGGACCTCCAAGATTCAGGCAAGCAATTGCTAAAGCTGGTTGAAGAGGTTGGTGAGCTATCGGCTGCGTACAACAAGCGTCAACTTAATGCTGAAATGGATAGCGTAGGTGACATCCTGGTGGTCCTGACCATCTACTGCCAGCAACGAGGACTATCTATTCAAGATTGCTTAGGGCGAGCTTATATAGAAATCAGTGGGCGCAAAGGTAAGCTAGTTGACGGCGTGTTTGTTAAGGAGGCGGACCTGCATGAATGAATTACGTCTTCTTCAATTCAGAGAAGCGATTGGCAAGGCTAAAGAGTTACTGGCCAATAAAGGAATTGGCTACAATAAGTCTTCAACAGAAGAAGAAATGCAGCTCATTGATGACTTCAATGATGCGATAATTGGGGCAGACCTAGAACTACATGATGCTATGGAAAAAATCGAAGGACTAATGCGAAGGGGGTATGGACGTGACAACTGACCAAAAAACATTCCGTCGCTACCTGATCAAAGTCTTTGAAGACCAGTGCAGCGATATCATTCGAACCATGATGTGGATGAGTAATCACTTCCAACGCTGGCCCCACACTGTCCGAGTGGCGTATCACCGGCTATCAGTCCCAGAACGCAACGCGGTTGTGCGGGAGGTGCTTGTGAATGGCGATTGAGCTGTCTGACAGCACTATTGGCAAAATTGTGGATGGGTTGATCACGCGTAGTAAGAGCTTTTCCAAGTCGGAATCTGAGAAAGAGTTGCGAAACACTAAGGAACTTCTGAAAAACTATCGCTTTTTGGAAAATCACTTAGATGTGGCCTTACCAAAGATTGATGATGACACGCCACTATCTCAGTATGAATTGTCCCTTATTTCCTTGCTGGGTTACCGGGCGCGCTCCAAAGAGATGCTGGTGTTTGTCAATCAGATTCTGGAGCGGTACAAGAATCTTTGTCTGGAAGGGACGCCGGAGCAACGCCGCCGCTATCTAGTCATTCGGGAACTGTATATCAACGGCCCTGGGATTACGCGAGTTAAGCTGGCTGAGAGGTTTAGCTGCGACGAGAAAACCATTCGACGGGACGAGCGCCGAGCGATTGACGAGTTATCAGTGATGATTTTTGGCATTGACGGATTAAATGACCTGTCCAAGTAGCGCCGAATAGTCGTTCCCAAAGTCCTGTTTTAAAGAGTTACTATGATATTGTGAGATAAACTTGAATTGCATGTATTGCGGTGGTGAAATAGGTAGACGCGTCCGGCCCCGAGGCGGGTATGTTCCAGTGGAAACCCAAGAAGGGTATGTGAGGTGCAAATCCTCACCCGCAATGTTAGTACCCATTATTACATCTCCTTCGGACTGACCCTAGCAGTAATGCTGGGGTTTTTGAAATAAAAAAAGCATCGCATAGGTTGCGATGCAAAGGAGATTAGTTGATGAAAGAAGTTCCAATAGTGGTGGCTGACACGATTAGTTTTCCAATCAATCCAGTAATTTGAGGATTATTCTCAAAGAAACTTCTAAATTTTTCCCATCTACTGGGATACACCGAACCGTTTTGAATATCTGCTTTGATTTTGTTAGCAATTTTTTGATCTGATTCTGAAAGTTGTTTAATATATTTTTGCCCGATTTAAAATTGAAGTGCAACACCCCTTAAGACATTAAGGGTAAACAAATAGGCCATGGAGACCTATACTTTTAAGCGACCAAACCAAAAAGAAAGAGGTATCTCCATGACCCAGTCAAATCATACCACTACCATTACTTACCAACAACTCTCTGCCGAAGAGCGTGGCCAAATTGAAGCGTTCTTGAAGGACCACCAATCTGTTCGCCAAATTGCTCGTAATCTTCATCGAAATCCCAGTACTATCTCACGCGAAATCAAGCGTGGCACGGTTCGCCAGCTTAACTCCGACTATCTGCCATACTATCAATATTTTGCTGAAGCAGGACAGGCTGTCTATGAAAAAGACCGCCTTAAATGCCATTCTAAGGGTTTACTAAAGCGTTGCTGGCTCTTCTTCAAGCTGTTAGTCCAAGCACTCAAAACCAAGATTAGAGTCGATAGTGTCGATAGCTTCGTCCACCGATTCCATCAACTTTATCCGGACAAGCCGTGTCCATCGACCCCCACGGTTTATCGGTACATTGATTTAGGTTATCTCGACCTCTGTAACGCTGATTTACCAGTCAAGCTTCGTCGCCGAGTAAAGAGCACTCGTCGAACTCGCTCCCGAAAGAATAAGAAGATATTGGGTAGCTCAATCGATGAGCGACCAGCTATCGTCGACCAACGCATCTTGGTGGGTGACTGGGAAGGAGACCTAGTTAAGGGCAAGCGGGTTGCTAGCGAGCCCGCACTGATGACATTAACCGAGCGTGTCAGTCGTTTTGAAATCATCGTTAAGATTCCTGACTACCACGCTGACACTTGCCGCCAGGCACTTCAAGGGGTCATTACGGCCTATGGTCCTAAGAACTTCCAGTCAATCACATTTGACAATGGCAGTGAATTTGCCGAGCTAGATCAGGTCCAAGGAACCAAAGTTTACTTCGCTCATCCTTATACGCCCTCTGAACGAGGGTCTAATGAGAATCTCAACGGTCTCATCCGTGAGTACATTCCGAAGGGCATCTCTCTCAAGAACTTTGATCTACCAACGATCCAAGCCATTCAAAACGCACTTAACCATCGCTTACGTAAATCCCTGGGCTATGCTAGCGCCGCCCAGGTCTTCAAAACACAGGTCTTCAAGAACATGCATCCGGTTATGCTTACGCCTTACTGTCCTGTGTTGCACTTGATTTGACAATTGGGGTTAATATATTTTTCAAAATCTGCTAGGTCCTGTTTGGCAGCTTGTTCAAAGCTGTAAGTATTGGTGTTCTTTTGTACTTGATGGTCTCCGCTCATTAAATTAGCGTTGTTTGAATTTGAGATAATGTTAGTTGTCACAGAATTAGTCCTTTCCTTTTGCATATTTATGAAGTTGTATCCCTTGTCAGTTATTGAGGGACGAGCCTTAAAAAAAAGTGTGACAGTGTTACTACCTTGATACTTGTCGATTCCTGAAATGTATTCTTCATCAATCACTGTGGCTAGTGCTGGCGGAAAAGTAGCGTAGTTGAAGCAAATTCCCGTTATTTTTCCAAGCGTCTCTTCATCCACAGCATCTAATAGCTGAATAATTTGGTCACTGATTTTCCCCTGTAGCTTTAGTGGGTTGAAAATTGATTGACCTGCAGGAGTGAGATGTGAGTTGGGAGATATACTGAGATTAGTTCCGTTATCATCCTCCAATAAGTCAACATCAGTCACTAACTGTTCTTCGGTAATTGTGTGCAGAGCATCTATTTGAGCACTCGCCTTCTCCCTAGTGAGGGGAGCCATGTACATTAGACCGTACTTGAAATCCCCGGATGCAATTTTGCTGAGCATTTCAGTTAAAACGATTTGAGGATCATTTTCATAGTCGATAAGGATAATTGACACCTACCTGTTATTTATATATTTAAGTTTAATTTTAACACACATGTGAAAAAGAATTACTTAGAAAGCTTGAGAGGAAATAGTCGAAAGGAGGTCTGCAAAATGCAGAAACTAACAGTAAAGCAACAGAAATTTGCTGACGAATACGTTATTAGCGGTAATGCAACGCAGGCCGCTGAACTAGCGGGTTATGCGAAGCGAAGCGCCCACTCAATTGGTGCTGAGAACTTGCAAAAACCTGCAATTGCTTCTTACATCGAATCTCGGTTAAAAGAGATTTCTGACGGAAAGATTGCTGACCAGCAGGAAATCCTAGAGTACCTCACCGCAACCATGCGTGGTGAGGAGACCGAGTCGGTGGCTACGGCTAAGGGAATTTATACCGATGTGGAAGTTGGTGCCAAGGATCGGGTTAAAGCGGCTGAACTTCTCGGTAAGCGCCTTGCTATGTGGACGGAGAAGCGCGACGTAACCGCTACTGTTGGTCCCGTACAGATTACTGACGACATCCCCGCTGGGAGTGATGACAATGGCTAAAATCAGCCTTGCTCACTCCATGGCGCCAAGCTTCTACCAGCTGCACCAAGATATCAAGCACCGCTTACATTCAAATTACTGGCTTTCTGGGGGACGGGGTAGTACCAAGTCCTCTTTTATTTCGCTTGAAATCGTCTTAGGTATCATGAAAGACACGGACGCCAACGCGGTAGTCATGCGGCGGTATGCTTCTAACTTGCGGGAGTCAGTCTATGACCAATACTTATGGGCGATTGACACGCTCGGCGTCTCTCATCTGTGGGCGGACTCAGTGAGCCCGATGCAGCTGACTTACATCCCTACTGGCCAGCAGATACGGTTCAAGGGTGCTGACAAGCCAGAGAAAATTAAGTCACAGAAGTTCCGGCATGGGTACACGAAGTACAAGCACTTTGAAGAAGTGGCAGATTTCAAAGGCTGGAAAGAAATTCGGAATATCAACCAATCACTTAACCGGGGCGGCTCGGATATTCTGACCTTCTACTCCTATAACCCACCGGCCAGCGTTAATAATTGGGTCAATCAAGCTCGTGAGGAGCAAGGCCGCCGCAAAGATACTTTGGTACACACATCTGATTACTTGTCAGTACCAAGAAGCTGGCTGGGCAAGGAATTCTTAGCCGATGCTGAACAACTCAAAAAGGATAATCCCAAGGCTTACGCTCACGAATATTTAGGCGAGGTCACTGGGACGGGTGCCGAGGTCTTCAACAACCTAACTATCCGCGAAATTACCGATAAAGAAATCTCTCACTTCGATAAAATCTATCACGGTATGGACTTTGGGTTCGCCCGCGATCCACTCGCCTATGGGGATGCATACTGGGACGCGGCAAGACGCCGGGTCTTTCTTTTTAATGAAATTTATCAGGTCGGCATGACCAACAGAGAGGCAGTGACAGCTATCAAGAAGCTTAATCCAATGAACGAAATTATTACTGCTGACTCCGCCGAACCCCGTACCATTGCTGAGTTCCGAGACTACGGACTAAATGTAGTCGGTGCCCGCAAAGGGCCTGGTAGTCGTGAGCATGGATTCAAATGGTTACAGGATTTACGTGAGATTGTGATTGACCCGGTACGGTGCCCGAACACTGCCAGAGAATTTACCAGCTACGAGTTAGCGCGGGACCCCAACGGCAACTTCCGGGCGGGCTACCCTGACGGCAACGACCACTCAATTGATAAAACCAGATATGAACTTGAATCATTGATGAGGAAGGGAGGTTTCAGACCATGGAAGTAAAGTTGATGAAACAACTACTAAAGAACACCGATGGCCGGCGAATTAAGTTTGCTAACCAGTTCGACAAGTCGCTTAAGTACTACTTCAACAAGAACGACATCACGAACCGTAACAACGGTGAGTCTAAGCTCAATGAATCAGGCAAAGACGAGCCACTACGCCGGGCCGACAACCGGGTCAGCAGCAACTTCCACCAACTTTTAGTTGACCAGGAAGCTGGCTACGTGGCTACGGTACCACCGACCATTGATGTGGAAGATGAGACACTTAACGATAAGATTAAGGACGCGTTAGGCGATAACTTCAACCTCCGTCTTAATCAGATGGTGGTGGACGCCTCAAATGCCGGGATTGCTTGGTTACACTACTGGATTGATGACAGCGGCCAGTTCCGATACGGTATCGTGCCACCTGATCAGGTGGTTCCCATCTATTCAAGTGACTTAGACCGTAAGCTACTGGCCCTGAGACGAAGCTACAAGCAGCTTAATCCCGAGACCGGCAAGTTCTTTAAAGTGCATGAATATTGGACGGACAAGGACGTGACGGTGTTTAAGTCTGAAATGCCGGACTATAGTGACCTAACACTCTATGATGACCGCTTCACTCTCTATGATGTGACTAGCGGGGATGAGATGGGCACCGGAGCGGTACTAACTCATCAGCTAGGCCGAATCCCATTCATTGCCTTTCCCAAGAATAAGTACCAGCGGCCTGAACTACTGAAGTACAAGGGCTTGATTGACGTCTACGATAACGTCTATAACGGTTTTGTGAATGACGTTGACGATATTCAGCAGGTTATCCTGGTGCTCACTAACTATGGTGGTGAGTCACTATCTGGCTTCATGAAGGCGTTGAAAGAAGACCATGCTATCAAGATGGATAGCGTTGGTACCGGCGATAAGTCGGGTGTGGATAAGCTAACGATTGATATTCCTGTGGAAGCCCGTAATACGCTGCTGGAAGTCACCAAGTCAGACCTATTCGTTGAAGCTCAAGGGATTAACCCAGTAGACTTCAAAGAGATTGGCAATGCGTCAGGAACAGCTATTCGGGCCCTATACGGCCACTTAGAACTTAAAGCGTCTATCACTGAATCTTACTTCCGGGACGCCCTTACTGAGCTGGTTCGAGCCATTCTGACGTGGTTAAAGGTACCTGACGCTGACGGTCGCAAGATTAATCAGACTTGGACGCGAACTGCTATCCAGAACGACTTGGAGCAAGCACAGATTGTGGCCCAACTTGCTCAATATTCTAGTGACGAAGCGATTGCCAAGTCCAATCCGATTGTGGATGATCCACAGCAGGAACTTCAAGACCGGCAAGACGATATTGTGAAGCGCGACGGTTATGCTAATCCCGATGCCATTGATGATTTAGGCGGTGAGGACGATGACGAAAGCTAGCACCGAGAAGTACTGGGAGCGGCGCCACCTCCAAGTTAAGGCCAGAGAAATCAAGAATGCCGAGGACTATGAAAAGGCTCTGCAGCCTGAACTCAATGGCATGTACCGTGAGTTACACGCCGAGATGGAGAAATGGTACGTTAAGTACGCTAATAACCAAGGGATGACCAGGGACGAGGCAGTTGACGACTTGGCAGGTGTTAATTCTCAGAACTGGGGGATGACGCTTGAACGGTTTGAACGCAATGCTAAGAAGGGTCGTTACCCCGACCGACTAGACAAAGAGTACTACCGTAGTCGGGTCGCCCGCCTTCAAGACCTAGAACAGCAGTTGCGGCAAGTTGCTCAGCCTTACGCTAGTCGAGAGACTGACAGGATGCGAAATGGGTTGGCCAAGCAGTTTGACGATACCTATATGCGGACCAACTACAATGTTCAGGCGTCCAAAGGGGCCTTCACAGCCAACTTTGCCCACTTTAATGAAGCACAGCTTAAAATGGTGGTTTCAAATCCATGGGGTAAGGATGGCAAGGATTTCTCAAAGCGTATCTGGAAGAACTACCAGCAGGATTTACCGAAGATGCTGCGAGATTCGGTACTCACAAGTACGCTGATGGGCTATGGACCTCGCAAAGCTAGTCAATTGTTTCACGCCAAGTTTCGGGGGTTTAAGAAGTCCAATGTACACAGGCTGGTTACTTCCGAGATGGGCCACATAGCTGAAGAAGCGGCGGCTCAGGGCTACGAAGAGAACGAAATTGAGCGGTACGAGTACATGGCTACCCTAGAGTCCCACACTTGTGACACCTGTGGACGACTAGATGGTCGGAAATTCAAACTGGCAGAGCGGAAGGACGGCATCAATTATCCATTAATTCATCCGTACTGTCGGTGTACGACAGTTCCTTACATCGATGACTTACCGGATATCACCGAACGCTGGTCGCGGGACCCTGAGACTGGTAAAGGAAAGATGGTCAAAGACGTTAAGTTCGACGAGTGGAAAAAGCTTGTTGTTCAAAACACAATTCCACTAGGGCCGCTGGTCAATACGCAGATTCAAGATAAGCTGAACAATGCAGAAGCAGTCACGGACCTTGAAAATATTCTCAGTGCTACACCGAAGAACATCAAGAAAATGTGGCAAAAGTATTCAAATGACATGAAACTTGATACAATTAATGATGATGGTGAATCATTTTATTTGCCTACGGAAAAATCGGTCAAGCTGGACAAAGGAGCCTTGTACGCCGCAGGTAAAGATAAAGTCAGAAATAAATATGATTTATATTTTCATGAATTTGGTCATGCAATTGACGATTTAGCTTCACACGGTTCCATCAACATAAGTGAGAATGTTAAGTACGGTTTTAAGAGTGCTCTAAACAATGACTTTGCTAACTATCTTGAGAAGCTGGAAAATGAGATGGTAAAAAACATTGCTATCAGTGACTTGGAAGATGTACATGAGCTTCAATTTGACCCAACTACCTCAGCTGGTACTTATCAGGGCGAGAGAGTTACGTTTAGTAGTAAAGCCAATGCGCTAACAGGGTCGGATATTAAAAATGTGGTCATTAAATCACTGAAGGAAAGACGGAGTGAATTTGAATTCAAGGAAAGTGAGTTTAGCGAAGAGGGCCTCAAAAAGAATCGCGAATTTGGTGATGTTTCTGATATGATCAATGCAGCAACTGGTGGTGACGTCTGGATCACTATGGGTCACGGGAAAGACTACTATAAGCGTGACGTGGGGCAAGTACACGAAGCATTTGCAGAAATGACCAGCGCCTCAATAAATAATCCTGCATCTTTGAAGAAAATCAAAGAGTATTTCCCCAGTGCGTATAATGTGTATCTAAAAATGGTTGACGATATTGCGAACGGAGGAGTTTAAATTGGATAAACCGACATTGTTTGAGATGGAAGACCGGTACTTTGAGCGTTTCAAGGAATACTTCCCAAATATGATTCTCTCGGGTCAGAAAGAGTATGAAAAGATTCAGGAGTGTTTGAAAAACGGAAATCCCTATAAGCCTAACTTAACAGATAGAATTTACTAGCACCCAGTGAGTCACTGAGTGCTATTTTTGTGCTCTGATTGTCCTTAGCATGACGTAAAACTGCTTTTTGTTTTGCCTCAATTCGTGGTCGCTCCACGTAAATCTAGCGAGAGAGGGATGTTTGAAATGAAACGAGAATTTTTAAAAGGTTTGAAGCTGGAAGATGATCAGATTGATGCCATTATGGCTGAGCATGGTAAGGACGTGGAAGCCTCGAAGTCACAGTTGGCCGAATTGACGACTGAAACTGAGAGCCTCAAGACTCAGATTGCCGATCGTGACAAGGATATCAAGTCGCTGAAGAAAGACGCCGGCGACAACGAAGGCTTGTCTAAGCAGCTGACCGAACTTCAGGATAAGTACAAGACTGACACGGAGAACCTGACCAGCCAATTGAGTCAGACCAAACTGAACGGGGCGCTGGCTACGGCACTTACGGGTGCCAAGGCACGCAATCCTAAAGCTGTGGAGGGGCTACTCGATATGGATAAGGTCAAGCTCACCGATGACGGCAAGCTAGAGGGCTTAGATGACCAACTCAGCGCACTTCGGAAGTCGGACGGCTATTTATTCGATGGTGGCAAGCAGACCAATTACAATCCTGCTGGTGGCCAAGGCTCAGATGATTCTGACCAGGTTCAAACCCTAGTCGATGCGTTTAAATAACAGAAAGAAGGAAAAACTATGCCAACAATTAACTATGCTGAAGCTTACCAACAAGCCATTCAGCAAGCATTCTACGATGGACATTTATTCTCTGCCAATTTGTGGAACTCCCCATCTAACGGCGTTATCAAGTTTGACGGAGCCAAGCATATCAAGGTTGCACGTCTGACGATTGATGAAGGCCGTCGGGACCGTAAGCGGCGTACCATCACGCAACCAAACGCCAACTACTCCAACGATTGGGATTCTTATGAACTCACCAATGAACGTTACTGGAGTACCCTAGTTGACCCATCTGACATTGACGAATCTAATATGGTTGTCTCCATCGCCAACATCACGAAGCAATTTAACTTGGACGAAAAGATGCCAGAAATGGACCGTCAAATGTTCTCTAAGCTATACCAAGAGAAGGTAGCAGCGGCCGATGGTGGTCTGCACACCGATACACTTGATGAAAAGAACATCCTGACTGCTTTTGATGACATGATGGTCAATTTTGATGAAGCCCGGATTCCACAACAGAACCGGGTACTTTACCTGACGCCTAAGAATAACGCTATTTTGAAGCGGGCCGAAGCCATGAACCGTGAGCTTAACTTGAAGGATCCTAACAACGTCCAACGCACGGTCTACAGCATTGATGATGTGACGATCGTGGTTGTGCCATCTGACTTGATGCAGACTGCGTTCGACTTTACTGTGGGCTCTAAGGCTGTGGATGACGCCAAGCAAATCGAGATGTTCTTGATTTACAACGGTGTCCAAATTGCACCACAAAAGTATAGCTTCGTTGGATTCGATGCACCTAGTGCTGCCAACAGTGGTAACTACCTGTACTACGAACAATCCTACGATGATGTGCTGTTACTTCACACCAAGAGTAAGGGTATCGAGTTCGTTACGTCTGATAAGGTGGCTTCCACAGACGACCCAAAAGCGTAGCCCCCGACAAGCCGACTAGTGTCAGCACGGTAGCGGATATCACTGCTTGGCTAGACGCTAATAGTATCAGCCATGACGGGGTAACCTTGAAGGCTGACCTGTTGGCGCTGGTACCGGCTGACTAGAAGGGGGGATCCACATGGATAAACATCCACGGAGAGATGAACTACTAACGCAATTGAAGCTGCTCAATCCTGATGATGGCAGCAATCCCAGCTATCAGGTGATGTTGGAGTTTGCGTTCGATAAAGTAGCCCAAGACATGGCCAACTACACGCACCTGCCTGTCACCGGACTCCCTGTTGAGCTTGACACAGTTGTGTTGAGCTTGTGCCAGCAGTTTCTAGCAACTCATCAGCTACTCACGCCGGTAGCCGACCGAGATGGGGACGTTAAGACACTCAGCGAGGGTGACACGTCCGTGACCTTTAAGTCGGTGGGCGAGGTGTATGCGGAGTTGCAGTCGGTGAACTCGCTGACCGATAACTACGTGGCGCAATTGAACTCATACCGGGTGGTGAAGCGATGAAGGCAGCATTTAATCGCATGGGCAACCAGCTTACCAAGCTGTGGTTTGACCGGGTGACGATTACCGGTGTCAAGACGGTCAAGGATGGCCCGTTTATTGATACGGAGCCTGTTACGATTGTCGAGGATGAACCAGCGAAAGTTATTTTGAAGGGTCTCAAGGCCAGTGAGCAAACGTTCTTCGGTACCGATGCATACGATGCCAAGTTACTCATCCGCAATGGCATTAAAATCCCCGCTGGCGCCACTGTAGATGTGACTGATGTAAATGGTCAGACTACGCATTACAAGCGTGCTAGCAAGGGATATGCCGGGTACGTAAGCCACCAAGAAGTGGCGATGGTACGTGATGATAAGGCTAGTCAGGAGGTGGAGTAGATGGCATTCTACACTGTTGATGATGATGAATTTCAGGCGTGGGCTAAAGAGGTTCAGGCTAAGGCTGCTAACCCAACTCAACTCAAAACGGAGCTTCAACAATCGCTTAAACGGGTTGGAGTACAGGCACAACGGCGTGTCAGCAACTCTACCCCGGTTGATACTGGTAACCTACGGCGAGGTTGGAATATTGACGGGCCCTTCATTAGTGGTGCGGTTATCTCACTCCAACTCTATAACGGCGTTGAGTATGCCGGATTCATTGAGAATGGTCACCGTACTCGCGGTGGCGGTGGCTGGGTTCCGGGACGTTTTATGTTACGCGACTCTATCGAAGCCATCTCTGGGGAATTACCACTACTGCTGACGCCAGGATTTATGAGTGCAATGGAGGGGCTGCTGTAAATGACAATTATCGAACGTATCGGACAGCTTTTAACGACTATCGCGCCTGCTGTGCCCGTTTATCGCGAGAATCAAACTGGCGGTTTCAAGGAGCCGTCTTTTTACGTGTCGGCTATCGGCGGTCGCAGCCAACCGGAACTCTTTGGGCGGCAAAAACAGACTCATGGGTACCAAGTGGTCTACTTCCCGAATCCGAAGAAGCCGAATGCGAATATGGAAATAATGGAGGAGCTACTTTTTTATCAGTTTCTGACGCTTCCCAAATTCGCCCATATTCGGGATCGCAACTTTAGTCGGGTAGATGGGGCGCTGACATTGGACTTCAATATCGTGTTGTGGGCCCAGCCTGTGGATGATACGCCGAAACAACGAAAGATGAAACAAGAAGAGAGGGTGACGGATAGTGACCGCAACGAAAACTAAACAACGAGTGGCCAAGGCTACCTATGATAAGGCCGGACTGGTGAACAGTACCGGCTTTTCTACTACCCAACGAGCAATTCTGAACATTGTTTTAGCTGATGAGCAGGAATACTCGCTGGACGAAGCAAAGAATCTAATCAAGAAATTTAAAGGGGGTATCTAGTATGGCTGGTGGAATTTGGACAACGCAAAACAAAGAACGACCTGGTGCATATATCAACACTGTCGGGGCGCCGCAAGCTAAAGCAGACACGACTTCAGGCCGGGTCTTACTGGTTAACGGGGTTCAATTGGATTGGGGCCCACAAGGAGTTGTGGAGCTTGATAGTGGCAGCGACTTTCAAGCACTCTTAGGGGCACCGTTATCTGACAACAAGCTGGCAACTATTCGTGAAGCTTTGAAGGGGGCAGCCACCGTTCTCTACCTAAATCTGAATGGCGGGACAGCTGCTACCATTACCGACGAGGCATTGCCTTGGAGCTTCACTGCTAACTATGCCGGAGCAAAGGGGAACGACCTGACTGTTTCGGTCACAAAGGACGCTACCGATGAGACGCGGTTAACTGTACAGTTCTTGTATGGCACTGCAATTGTTGATGAACAGGTGATCCATACGACTACGGCGGCCGGTCTTAAGAGTAATGACTTTGTCACGGTTAAGCTAACCGACACGGCAGATGCACAAACTAAGCTGGAGGCTTTGGCCGGTAAGACGACTTACAAGTTGACTGGTGGTGTGACCACTCCTGTGGACGTGACGGACGTGCTTAGCGACACACTGGCCACCAAGACGTTTAACGTGGCTACTACGGCCGGTTATCCGGCTGAGAGCAACGTACACGCCCTGTTGGTCCAACTAATTGAAGGGTTACGTGACAATGAAGGGTACAAAGTCACGGCTGTCGTTCCCGGCGTCGAAGGCCTGGATTATGACCACGAAGCTGTTACGGCTGTAATCAACGGGGTCGAACTGTCAGATGGTGAGAAGTTGGACGCCACTACCGCCGCTGCATATGTGGCTGGGGTGGCGTCTGCTGCTGGAGCTACCGGCTCGCTGACCTACGTCGCTTACCCTGACGCTGTGGATGCCAACCCACGGCTGACGAATGAAGCAACTATTCGAAATCTCGCGAATGGCTACATTGTCTTTACGGCCCGGCGTGATGGTTCGGTAGTGGTTGAACAAGACATCAACACTCTCACGACCTTCACTGAGGCCAAGCCAAAAGATTTCCACAAGAATCGGACCATCCGAACGTTAGATGCAATTGCTAACGACACACAGGATGTGTTTGAGGGCCAGTTCATTGGCAAGGTGAACAATGATTCGACCGGCCGAGACCTGTTTAAGGCCAATCGGGTAGCTTACCTACGGACTTTGGAAACGTCTGGGGCCATTGGCAGCTTTGATCCAAGTGACTTGACCGTCGAACCTGGGGATGAAAAGGATTCTATCCTAGTTACCTTGGGGATTACGCCGGTTGATGCGATGGAAAAACTGTATATGACTATTACGGTTTACTAGAAAGGGGCGAGCGATAAATGGATAACGAACAATTTTCAACCGTTGGCCAATTTTTAAATGGCCGGGATACCATTTCTACCAAGGACGCCAAAGTGTTTGTGACTATCAACGGCAAAGTATTACCGATGATTGAAGCAAACAAGTTTAGTGCTAAGTTGGAAAAGAACAAGGAAGACGTGCAAACGCTTGGCAGTCGGTGGAAGCACAAGAAAGTCACTAGCGTCGAGGGAACCGGGACGTTGGGCGGCTACCTGATTACGTCCAACTGGGCCAAGTACGCATTGCCTTACATTCGTGGTGGCAAGGACTTGTATTTTGAAGTTACGTTGACCATTGAGGATTCAACCTCTAAGGCCGGCAAGCAGACGCTGCACTTCTCTGGGGTGAACCTGGATGATGTACCATTTGCTGACTTTGAAGCCGATGATGATGTTATGCAATGGGAATCAGACTTCACGTTTGAAGATGTTGAACTGGTTGAGCCATTCACTGGCTTCGATATTTAATTTAGGAGGAATTTAGCATGGCTGATCAAGTAAGTATTCAAGATTTTATTCAAAAGAACGAGGAAGAAACGGCTGAGGTAAAGTTGGACCGTTTTCCAACGCCATTCGTTTTGCGAGAACTCAGTATCTCGGAAGGTGAACGCTTGCGGAAACAAGCGACTAAGAAACAACGTAATCCTAAGAATGGTCAGGTAGAATCAACGGTTGACCAATCTTTGGCTGGTGAGTTGATGCTGGTTGCGGGGATTGTCCAACCAGATTTGGACAACAAGGAACTTCAAACCGCCTATGGTACTTTGGGTGATAGTCTAGGCACATTGAAGGCCATGCTAAAGATGAGTGAATTCGCGACGCTGGCTAAGAAGTTTAACGCAATCAATGGCTTTGATACCTCTGTTGATGATGATGTGGAAGCAGTAAAAAACTAATTGAGGCCGGCAACGGCAATGATTTCAAATATTACTTCTTCTCTATGAATGAATACCATTGGACGCCCCAGCAATGGGCTGGACTTTCACGGAAGGAAAAGGCTGTTGTGATTGCGGGCATTGATATTCGCATCAAAGAGGAAGAACAAGAAAGAAAACGAGCTGAACGGAAGGCTAGGTCTAAGCATTAGGTCTAGCCATTTCGTCGGTTAGAAAGGAGGTAGCCTATGGCGGACAAAGTTGTTAGTGCGACGATTAAAATTAACGATGGGTTTAGCGCAGCATTAAGCAAGCTAAGTTCAGGGGTCGGCCGTGGCTCTGCGGCGATGGATCAGTTGTCGGCTGGGGCCGGGAAGACTGGCGGCATGTTTAAGTCAATGTTAGGTGCCAATATCATTGGCGCTGGCGTCACGAAGGGTATTGGGATGATTACCAGTGGCGTTGGTAGCATGATGTCGGAGCTGAACGAGTCTAGTACTGCTTGGCAGACCTTTAATGGGAACATGGCCATGATGGGAAAGAGCCCCGCACAAATTGCTAAGACGCGTGGTGGGCTACAGAAATTCGCCCAAGATACTATCTATTCAGCATCCGATATGGCTTCCACATATAGCCAACTGGCGGCTGTAGGGACCAAAGGAACTGATAAGTTAGTCAAGGGGTTCGGTGGACTGGCTGCTGCTTCTTCTGATCCACAACAGGCGATGAAGACTCTGAGTCAACAAGCCACACAGGCCGCAGCCAAGCCTAAGATTCAGTGGCAAGACTTTAAGTTGATGCTTGAACAAACGCCAGCTGGGATGTCGCAAGTCGCTAAGACTATGCACCGGAGTACCGGTCAATTGGTCAAGGACGTTCAAGCCGGAAAAGTCAAGACCCAAGATTTCTTCGCTGCTATCGCCAAGACGGGGACAAACAAACAGTTCTCAAAGATGGCCACACAGTATAAAACTGTGGGACAGGCGATGGATGGTTTAAAAGAAACAGTCGCTAACCGTCTACAACCGGCCTTTGACCAAGTTAGTAAGGTTGGCATTAAGGCGATTAGTGGCTTTACCGATAGCCTTGGAAATGTAAACTTTGACGCTATCGGGACGAAACTAGTTCCGGTAGTTCAAGGCGTTGTAAATGCCGTTAAGACCGCTGGTCAAGCTGTTGGAGCCTTCTTTTCTTCGCTGGGCAAAACTGGGGCTTTAAGCTCAGTTGGCTCAGCCTTAAGTAGCATTGGTAAAGCTTTTGGGGATGTGATGGGCAAGTTGTCTAGCGGCGGTGGCAAAGATCCATTTGCCATGTTTAAGACACTAGGGAGCATCAGTGGCAGTGCCATTAAAGGGTTGGCTAACGGCTTAAAGGCGATTGCTGATGTAGCTGGGAGTTTGGACCCCACGGCAATCAAAGTTCTGGCCGCGGCGTTTATCGCACTCAAGATGAGTACCAAGGGACTAGTTTTGACAGGCATTGTAGTTGCACTGACAACGCTAAGCAAGTTGAATCCCGGTGTTCTAAATGCTATTGCTATGGGGATTGGACTTCTGGCGACGGCAGTCTTGGCTTTCAAAGCTGTTAAAAATGTGAGTGGCATCATTAGCGGCATCGGTCACTCTCTCGGTGGTCTTGGTAAGGGCGGCGGACTTGCCAGTGCTGCTAAGTCATCCACGGCCGCTGCTTCAGGGTTCATTAAGCTAGGCGTATCATTGTTGCTTGTCGGTGCTGCGGTTGCCTTGGCCGGGGCCGGTCTGTGGATGATGGCTGAAGCCGTCACGTCGCTAGTTAGTGCTGGTTGGCCTGCTGTAGCTGTATTTGCGGGAATGGTTGTTGGGATTGGCATCTTAGCAGCTGTGGTTACAGCACTGGGACCGGCTATGATTGCTGGCGCGATTGGTTTCGGGATTTTTGGTGCTGCTTTGATTCTCATTGGGGCGGCTACGCTGATTGCCTCAGCAGGGATTGCCCTGTTAGCTACACAGTTACCTACGATTGCCGAATCGGGTGCTATGGCAGCTCTTAACATCGTACTGTTGGGTGGCGCGCTGGCGGTGTTTGGTGCGTTATCCATCGTCGCAGCGGCTGGATTGCTACTACTAGGTGTTGGTCTTGCCGTGGCTGGTGCGGGCTTTATGGTAGTGGCTGTCGGGGCGCTTCTATTTGGAGTGGCCATGATGGTTGTTGCCGTAGGTGTGACTATCGCAGCGGTGGGCATGATGATTCTGGCAGTTGCCTTGCCACTAATCGCCGCGTCAACCATGATTGCGGCTGTGGGGATGTTACTCATGGGTACCGCTATGGTTGTTGTGGCGGCCGTCGCCATGATTGCCGGCGCTGGAATGATGGTATTTGCGTTGGCACTGGTTATCGCCGCGCCACTCATGATGGTGGCCGCAGCTGGTGCTCTGCTACTGGGTGCAGCTTCTATCGCACTCGGGGCGGGGCTTGCTGTTGCTGGTGCCGGATTGATGGTTGTCGCCGCTGGATTACGATCAGTGACTTCGGCAGTTTCGGCGATGGTTTCAGCGTTTATCAGTGGGGTTGCCCGACTTGTGAGTGGTGTAACCTCTGGCATGGCAAGTGTTGTCTCAGCAGTGCGCGGTGGTATGCAACAAGCTGTGAGTGCAGCACAAAGTTTTGCTGGGGCGTTATTTAGTGCTGGGGTTAACCTGATTCAGGGCCTGGTCAATGGGATTAAGTCGATGATTGGCTCAGCTGTTAGCGCCGTGGCAAGCGTCGCAAGTAAGGTTGTTGGTGCAGCAAAGGGTGCTTTAGGCATTCATTCACCGTCAACGGTTTTTGCTGAAATTGGTGGCTACTTGGTACAAGGATTTGCAAACGGTATTACGGGCAGTTCTCAGTTGGCTAGTCGCGCAACTGGAGCAATGGCTCAGCAAGCGATTGGCGCTATGGACGCCTTAAACCACATGCCTAGTGCTAATCCTGGTAATCTCCTGGCCAACGGATTTAATAACGCGGCCACGGCGGTTGGTGGGCTTGTTTCTGCCATGCAAGGTATCAACGGCACGTCTGTGGATGTGAACGGTAATCTGAGTAGTAGTACCACTGGGAATGCGCCTCAGAGCACATTGTTTGGTAGTAACGCTGGTGGCTATTCCACAGTGGCAAATTACTCAGATACCAGTAGTTCCGAACAAAGCGGTACTAACGTTACAATTCAGCCGGGAGCATTTGTGCTCCAAAGCTCCGGCAATGCGGACTACGATGCGGAAACGATGGTTTCAAAGATTGAGACTTACCTGATTGGACTAAAGGAACGGAGGGGATAGCTAGTGGCGGGGATGCAGTTTAAGTTAACTAACAACAAGAACAAAACGTTTGCGCTGCCAGTTAACCCCAAAGAAATTCAGTTGGATTATGGTACTGATGATAAGACTGTATCTGTAATCAAGTTAGGTCAGATTAATCTTATTGGAGACGAAAAGCTCAAGACAATTGAAATTACCAGTACAATTCCAGTCAAGCCCAAGCAGGCCCATTACCTAAGCATTTCAAAGCCGTATGCTAAAGGGCAAACATACTTGGATAAGCTTTTAAAGATTTATAAATCTAAGAAGCAAGTACGGTTAGTAGTTACTAAAACGAAAATTAGTTTCAAGGGAATCATGACCGACTTCAAGTATGGTATGACTGAAGGCTACGCCGACGAGTACACCTATACCTTCAAATTGACTGAAAACAAGCCCCACAAGGCCAAGAAGGTCAAGACTTCTAAGAAGAAAAAGAAGAAGGTCGCTAAGAAAGGTAAATCCCGGTCGGCCCCGCCAGGTAAGGTGGGCCGGGGGTCTAAGGTGATTGTAAACGGCCGGCTACACGCTGGTTCGAATGGTTCTGGCCCTGGCTTGACCGAACGTAATGCCACTCGTAAGATTTCATTGATTGCCAAGGGTGCCAAGTACCCGTACCACGTCACTACGCTTAGTGGTGGGGCTCGGGGCTGGGTGTCTAAGTCAGCGGTAAAGGCGGTGTGATATGACGGTAACTTTCTTTCAGTCACAGACGCCTGGTGAGAAGACCAAGTGGGACCTACGGGAGATTTTGAAGACCGACATCAAGTGGACGACCGATATTGATTTTTCGGCCGGACAGCTGACTTTTGGCTTGGTTGAAGTCGACGAAGGTTATACGCCAAAGAACGGGGACGTGATTTGGTTCAATTGGGACCATGATCACGTCTTCAAGGGGAGAATATTCAAGGTGGACTATGATGAGTCCGAAACTTTTAGTGTGACGGCCTACGACAGCTTACGATACTTCAAGAATCAGGACTCGCTTATCTGGCCGGTGTCGACCATCTCACAGCGCTTCACTAAGGTAGCCAAGCTGGCTGGAGTGAAACACAAGGTTGTGGATAAATCCACTCACAAGCTGGTTGCTGAGGTTGCTGACAGTAAGAGCTATTTCGATATGCTGAAGGCATCCTTTAAGTCCACGCGGTTAGCTACGGGTCACCGGTACTTTCTGCACGATAACTACGGTGTGGTAGAGATAAGACGGTCACCGTACAAGAAACTGAAAAATGTGATTGGTGACCGGTCGCAGCTGACCGGCTTTTCTTTTAGTAAAAGTATTGATGAGGCGGCTAACGTCGTTCGAGTAGTCAGGACGGACAAAAAGAAGAAGCAGAAGTCTTCGTCCACAGCTAAAGCTAAGAAACAGACCGCAGCCCAGAAGAAGGCGGCTGAGGTGGCCAATACGAAGCTGAAGACCGTCACGGCGGCCGGCAATTCGGTTGACCGCTGGGGTAAGTTACAGATTGTCGAGAAGGCCAAAGATAAAGCCAATGCGGCGCAAATGAAGCAGAAGGCCAAAGATATTCTTAAATCTAAGAATAAACAGACCTATACGCTTAAGCTGACGACGTTGGCTACCCTCTCTATGGTCCCCGGCAATCAAGCGATGGTTAAGGTGAAGAGTTTGAAAGACATTGGTTTAGGCAGTAAGTACCTTTTGATTACCAAGGCTGCTCATACCTTTGGCCGGACCAGTCACACAGCCGAACTAGAAATGAAGGTGAGAATCTAATGGCAGGAGAAACTATGCTAGGCTGGTGGGCCGACCGTGGTGGCCACGATAGCGAGTATTCGGATATTGTGTTTGGTACGGTGGTAACTGAGTCACCGCTGGCCATTCAGATTTCTAACCAAATGACTTTGACGGAAGCGTTTCTTAATTTAAGTGAGTCAGTCACCAACCACAAGGTGAGAATGAAAATTGATGGCAAGGAAACAACGGTCACTATCCTGGGTGCCTTGAAGAAGGGCGACGGGGTCACGATGATCCGCCAAGATGGGGGCCAGCAGTTTTACGTTTTAGAAAAGACGGGAGGTGACGAAGATGGATGATGAACTGGAAGATGTTGAGACCGAAGACGTAGTCGATGAGGTCGAAGACGAAGTTGAGGAAGAGACGCTCCCCAGCCGTACCTACCGGGTGCAGAACGACCGAATCATTGCGATGACGGATGGACAAGCCGCGATGGTACAGGCTGTGGATAAGATTCTCCGAACGGAACGTTTTGTCTATCCGATTTACGACGACCAGTATGGCAACGACTTGGGAGAATTGATTGGCAAGGACTTTGATTACGCCGAGGTTGAAGTTGACCGAATGCTTACCGAAGCTCTGGAGGCCGATGATCGGGTCACTGATGTGTCAATTGATGAGACCGAACGAGTTGATGCAACTACGTTGAAGGTCGCCGGCTCCTGCGAGACCATCTTTGGCACAATTCCGATTGAAAGTGAGGTGACACTGAGTGAATCCTGAACTTTTAGCACAAGAGCTAGAGTCACATGACTTCGACTATTTTATGGATTCGATGTTGGACGATGTGAGCGATGACGTTGATAAGCGGCAGGGCTCTATCATCTATGATGCGTTGGGCCCCGCAGCTACCCAGCTAGCCGAAGAGTCGCTACAAATGGCTGGCGTTATCCGTGCGGCGTACACGAAGACGGCGTCTGGTGAGTTTCTGGACTACCGGGCGCCCGAACGTGGGACAGTCCGGCAAGCGGCTACCACAGCCCAAGTGTTGGCGAAGTTTTTGAATAGTGACGGTGAGGCGATTGGTAACGTCGAGGTTGGTGACCAGTTCGCTAGCGTGGGCGAAGAACCTATCTTCTATCACGTCACCAGCGTCAACGATGACCAGACGGCTATTCTGACAGCTGATGAGGTTGGGACCGCCGCTAACGGATATTTAGGCCAGATTCTACCGGTAACACCGAATGATTCGCTGAGTTGGGCCGAAATTACCGCTGTGACGGTGCCCGCTAAGGATAGCGAGACTGACGACCACCTACGGGAGCGGCTGCTATCACCGGATGCTTACAACGCCTATGGCGGAAACGTCGCTGATTACTTGGATATGCTATCTAAGATTAGCGATGTGGGCGCCGGGCAGGTCTACCCGACTTGGCAGGGCGGTGGTACGGTCAAACTAGTCATCGTGAACAATGAACTTCGAGCTGCCAGTGCTTCGCTGATTGATCAAGTTAAGAAAGCCATTGACCCAGCTGAATTCGTGGGACAAGGCTACGGCTTAGCGCCTATCGGCCATGCAGTCACTGTGGTGGCGCCTACTGAAGTTAAGATTGCGATTGAGTCAACGGTCACAACCGACTCTCAGGCGTCCATGGCAAGTGTGGAAGCCCAAATTAAGACCGGTATTGAGTCCTACTTTGCTAAGCGGCGTGAAGCCTGGGACGATGTGGACAAGGTGACCGGCCGGGGCTATTCACTGACAGTGTATCGGTCGCAGATTCTTTCTGAGATTATGCGAGTTGAAGGTGTGATCAACGCCACTCTCCCGACTTTGAACGGGGCCGAGGGTGATGTGGTGATGACGTTCAACGACGATGTGTCCGAGTTGCCAGTGGTTGGTGAGGTGGTGCTCCATGGTTAAACTGAAGGATTACCTACCAGACTATTACGAAGGCGTCCGTGAGATGCAACGGTTGATGCAAGTCGAGCAGAAACAGGCTGATGGCTTCGATGATATGGCAACACGAATTTTGTTGAACCAGTTTGTTAGTACGGCTGATAGCGATGGGCTAAGTATCTTCGAGAATCAACTTGGGTTGCCCACGGATTTAAGTCAGTCGCTAGAGTCACGCCGCTACGATATCATGGTGCGCCTGTTGCCCCCACGGCCAATCACTATCTGGTACTTCCGGGAGCTGCTCGCTTCGATGGATATCCCAGCCACAGTGGCTCAAGATGCCATTCGCAGCCATGTGACGACGATGAGTGAAGCGGACGATATTACGCCAGAACAAATCAAGCGGCTACGCTATCTGCTGAATGTGATGTTACCAGCCGACCAGACGTACCAGATTACTACTGAGTCGAATGTGACGGTCAACCAGGCCATGTTTATTGGTAGCTTGACACAGACTTATACCAAAGAAACGGTTATGCCACAAACACGGCGAACCGCAGTAGTACGGCAACCGCAATACTTCGGTAGTATCAAGCCACAGATTTATGTAAGAACAAAAATCAAGGGAGGGGATGAGAATCGATGAGTAAATATGACGCTTCAGAACTGACGAATGAAGGGCTGCGGTTATCTAGCTTGGCGGCCAATGGGAAGACCAATTTCACGATTACCCGGGTGGCTTCCACAGCTGATGACCTGTCGGATGTGGATGTGACCGAGTTAACGGCACTGCCGAATGAAGTACAAACGGGAATCATCAACGATCGACTGAATTCGCCAGATGGTAACAATGCCATTGTGGGGGCCGATGTCACGTTTGAAAACTCCGGATTGACTGAGAGCTACTCAATCGGTGCGGTTGGTCTGTATGCGACCGAGGCAGGCGATGATAAGTCAGAAGTTTTGTACGCAGTGGTTAAAGCTATCAAACCAGAGTTCATTCCGGACTTTGCAGACAAAGTGCTTATGCAATTCGGGATGATTGTGTATGTGATTGTCGGTAAGGCTGAGAACGTGGAGGTGACCATCAATCCAGCTGGGATGGCAACTAAGGAATACGTCGATAAGGCGATTGAGGCCCATAAGGTTATCCTACCGGCTACACTGATGTACGCGGATAAAGATGCTGAGATTGCGGCCTTGTGGAAGTTCTTGAAGGACCCGACCAATGCCAGCGGGAGTCCGTATGTTGCCCGAGAGACGGCCGATGGGGCTTACGTTCGAGATAACGCCAATGGCACGATGACCTTAGGCAACGAAGTTATCACCCCAGCCGATGAAGGCCACGTGGTCACTGTGAGCGAGGCTGGCAAGGGTAGCAAAGTTGACTTTGACCCTGGTGATTTGAGTGTTGATGGGGCCAGCGTGCTAGGCGCAGCAATTATCTACGCTGATGATGATGCAGATTCAGTCACTGCTTATGTGGCAGCACATCCAACAACGATTATCGTGCACAAGGATGGCACGCGGCCAGCTGATGAAGTGGCTCCATGGGGAGGTGCAGCATAATGGCGAGCTTAGAAGTACCAAATAGCGTTAGCAAGGTCACGCTAGGCAGTGATACCATCTGGCAGAACTCTGATGGGTGGGTACCAATGAAATTGCCTAGTGGAGTGACAGGTAATGTAATGTTTAAGGATTATGGTAATGGTACGGCAGGGTTATGTGGTGTCATTACCTTTAAGTTCGTAAGAATTAGTGGCTGGACACCAGTAACTATGTTGGTTCCTCCCGATGGATATAAATTTACTAGCGTAGATTGGAATGCGAATGATGGAAGCATGGGGGTAAGTAAATCCATTATGGGGTTTCAAGCGTTAGCAGGTCAGCAGTCACAATCCAATTCGGTCAACACGAAAATTGTAGATGGAAACTTGCTTGCTGTGAGTTCTAACTATTCATCAACAACTTTTGTTTCAACGACAATTTTTACTAAAAGCTCTACAGTATATAGATCTTCGTCGGGTGAACCGGCAATCATTAAAATCGAAAAAGTATAGGAGGTAGCGAGATGAATGATAAGTTAACCCTATTTATCATGGGGGGGGGTAAAAGTACCCGCCTGACCCACCGAGGTGATGGCCTATGACAGTCACGGTAGGTGGAGACAAGATATCACGGCTAACATTAGCGGGGAATGAGTTTTTGAATGCTGAGGATGTATGGCAAGAATGTACAGGCGACAATAGACTTTCAGGGACTCCTACTTTAATGAAATATGAACCAAAGACAGGGATTAGTTCATTTTTAGGACGCTCAAAATTCACTATTAAACCGGATGAGGTCCCATTATCAATTGCGATGTTAACGCTCCCTGTTGGCTATCACTTTACAGGTATCGATACGACGATGGGTATAGCATTTGGTGGATGGTCCGCTGCAAGTGGCAAAAATGGAGACTGGATAGCGTCACATTTTGATGGTCGTACAGTCTGGATGGATGTGATTAGATTGCTAAACAGTGCTAGTCCGGAATATAGGGTAGAAATCTCTCTTGGGAACATTGCAATGTCTTCTGCCGTTGAACCGGTTGTGTGGCATACGACAACCGTAGCACCAGATTAGAAAGGATGAACAAATATGAGACTAGTTAATACACTTAAATTGTCGGGGGGGGGTAGAAACCGCCCTCTAGCCGCCGGTTCTACCCAGACTGGCGGTGACCGCCATGAGTGAGATTGCTATGACTAGTGATGTGGCGAAAATCACGCTTGGCGGTGAGACTCTGTGGGAACGGCAAGACCCAGATACTACGTGGTATACCTGTAAAAAGAGTCTTCGTTCAGGTATGGCATTGCTGAAATTTAATGAAGCTGATTCTACCGGGAAAATAATGATTGTTGGAGTTCCATATTATCTTCCACCCCGACAGTCGCTGACCAATGTAACCCTTCTTCAGCTTCCAGAAGGCTTCGTTTTTGGTCCCAATAATCCAACAACACTTAATATTACTGATAAGGTGCATATTGGAAGCAAGGCACCAATCTATGATGGGGATTCCCTCATCATCTCAGTAACTAACAATGATTCTAATTACCAAGAAGAAGTAAGACTAGTGCCAGAAAAAACTGTGACGGGTAATGTAGATATCGTGAGCTTTAATGTAGAAAGAAAATAGGAGGACTAAACATGCACAATAAATTCACAATCTCTGTAAATGTTCGGGGGGGGGCAACCCTCTAAACTTTCACTAACTAACTGGGGTTCGTCTTTGCAAGGAGGCGAACACTCATGGGACTAGTTATTGGTGATGATGTATCAAAAATTACTCTTGGCGGCCAGGTACTTTACGACCGAGGTATCCAAGATTCATCCTGGATTGAATGTCCGGATGAAGGAACTGAAGGCCAGGACTTTAAGGGCTTGACACTTATGAAGTGGGACAGCACGACTAATACTGCCAGATTTAAGAGCAGTGCTACTGTCGTAATGCCGTCAAATTATACACCGAATGACCCAATATCAAGACTGGCTATAACGCTTCCAAACGGATATGAATTTGCTGACAACGCTGATAGCTCGGTATTCTATAAACACTATAGTTCGTTAGGTGTTTCCAAAAACTCATATAATATTTCTACAAATGGAAATAAACTTTTTGTAAAGCTGAGAAATAACGATATAAATGCAAACCACTTTTATTTGTGCGAAATTTCATCTAACTCAGTGGTTTCCTTTGATGCTGAAACGCAATTTAATGTAGTAAAAATTATTTAAGAGGAGTGATTTAAATGGCAAAAACAGTACCAGTCTACGTCAGTATCAACACAGACAACTCAACACTTAATGAGCAGCCTAAATCAGTGGCTGCCGACGGCCTGACAGAAATGTGGGTGCGACCCGGCATGCTTAACTATTTGTTGGAGAATTGGCAAAAGTATTTGGTGGTCGACGGTCAGTTCAAGCGGACCAGCGACGACTTCGCTGACCTGAGTGTGGATCACTTGCTGCATGTCATGGATGTGCTAAATGGCCTGTACAGCACGACGAATGAGAAAGTAGGTGAGGTGGAAGATATTACCGAGCCTATCCCACAAATTCAGCAAATGCTGATTCAGGCGAGTCAGGCACAAGCACAAGCATCTTCTGAGCAAACACAGATGAAGATGATGTTAGTTCAAATGTCACAGGCGATGGCGCAAAGCCAAGCTGCTACCACAGAATAAAAAATTAGGAGGAATTTATCATGACTTATCCAAACTTTGAAGTGTTAAAGATGCAATACAGCTGGGGCAAGATGTTTATGACAGATGAGTTTCTGGCAACCTATGTTCCACTGGGGACCATCACAGCCGAACAGTACAAGGAAATCACAGGCACCGACTACAAACCAGCTGAGGCATAGGGGGTGCTTTTCGGTAGCGTCAAGAATCTTGTGTAAACGAAATGCCTTCGTACATATAATATGTATCTAACTTAAATAAATGATGCTTCCAAGGTGTCCTGGAGTCCTTTGAACCCTCGGTGGATCCGCTTCAGAGACTTCTCGTTATAAACATTAAACTGAGAAACCAGGAAGCGATCCAGTGAATCTTCCGTTGGAAATTGTTCTTTGTGGTGGGTGGTGCGCTTGAGATGCTTATTAAAGTTCTCAATCGGGTTAGTGGAGTATAGTGATTGCCGGATAGCTGGTGGAAAGTCCATGAAAGTGAGTAAATTCGGCATTTTAAGCAGATCTTTGATTAATTTGGGATAGGTCTGATGCCAGTTGTTGGCGAACTCATTCAGTTTCAGTTCGGCTGCTTCACGGTTGGCGGCCCGATGAACTTGTTTAAAGTCACTGATCACGGCCTTGCGGTCTTTTACGCGAACTTTGTTCATCAGATTCCGCCCAACATGAACCAGGCAACGTTGTCGTTTGGCTTTAGGGAAATTCCGATTCAAGCCTTCATCCAAACCAACTAACCCATCGGCCACAAACAACAGCACATCTTTAACGCCCTGCTTGATCAAGGTTCCCAGCAGTTCAGTCCAGATTCCAGTCGATTCCGTTGGCGCCACTTGGTAGTTCAGCACTTCTTTCGTACCATCTGGACGAATGCCAATCGCAATATGAACGGCTTCTTTTTGAACGGTATCCCGCTTTAACGGCAAGTAAGTGGCATCTAAGAAGATGGCCGCATATTGTGAAGCCAGTCGACGTTGCTGGAAAGCTTGAACCTGTTCATTGACGGCTTTAGTCATGTTGGAAACCGTGGCTTTGGAGTAGTGAGCACCGTACATTTTCTCAATGAGTTCGGCAATTTCAGCAGTGGTAATTCCCTTGGTATACAACTGAATGACCGTTGTTTCTAAATTATCACTGTGCCGACCGTAGGCTGGCAAGGTATGATTTTTAAACCGGCCATTGCGATCTCGAGGAATGGTTAAGTTAAGTTGGCCGTACTTCGTATCAAACGAGCGCTCATAACTGCCGTTGCGGTTATTACCAGTGTTAGTCCCAGCGTATGAGTAGCGTTCGTAACCCAAAAACTCTACCAATTCGGTTTGAAGCAGCTGGTTAATCGCAATTTCGAGGTGGTGACGAAAAACTTCGTCCAAATCTTGCTTTTGGGCTAGTGCAGCGATAATTTCTGTGGTAAGTTCATTCATGGGGAATGCCTCCTGTGATGTTTTCTGTGGTTACTAAATATCATAAGGGAAGGCATTCCCTATTTCTATACAATTCAGAAATCTTTTATGCATTTACACAAGATATTTTACGCTCTCTGCTTTTCTTATGGAAAACAAACTGTATGACCACTACAAAAAGAACCAGTTCTGGTTCTGGTCCGCTGTGGAAACCTACGCAATTGCAATCGTCTTCATCATTCAGGTGAACTTCTTCGATTTGAAACCTCCAGCGAGAACTATGTTGGGTGTCTTAGATGATCCAGCATCTATTTTCCTGATTGCGGTGATTGGCACGTTTGCGATGGTCTATTCAATCTGGGACTTCCACTGGTTCTACGCGCGGCCCATTATGATTGGCTGCCTGGTTTTTGTGTGGATGTCATTCTTCCTAGGATTTTTAGTTCATGACATGGAGATTGGAGCGCTGATTAGTCCTGGGGCCGTCCTGACTGGAGGTGTGATTTGTCGAATTGTAAGTTACGCATTTACGGGGGATGATTAAAATCGATGAGAAGGTATTTACCGCCATCCTCTCAGCTATCACCGCGATTGCTGTCGGCTATGTGCCGGTATGGGTGGCCCGGATTAATTCCGGTAAGTCCCCGGGGAAGGTTGATGAGGTAAAGCGATTGAAGCGAGAGAATGCGCGGCTGCGAGCAGAAATAGAAAAATTGAAGAAACGAGGTGAGTAGCGTGGACTATATCCAGCAACTCAATCTAGGAACGGCGACCGAACTGGCATTGACCACTTTAGTCGTTTTTGTTTTGACACAAGCTGTTAAGCAGACCAAGGCGCCCAATCAGTGGATGCCGTGGTTATCGATGGCGCTAGGAACGGTAGTCGGCTTATTGTCGGTAGTTGTGACGGCTGACCATAACTACCTTTCTGGGGCCGTTATGGGGCTTCTGGTGGGTGGTTTTACATCCGGATTGTTTGACGGATTCAAAGGATTTAATGTGAAGGAGGATAAATAA